CCGCCCCTTACTTTCTGTATCAGCTCCTTTGTCCTCCCGGAGTTTCCGGTCTTTATTCTGTTGAGAGCGGTATACAAGTCTACTTTGAGGAGCTGTCGAGGATGTGTGTCCGTTAGCTTTCGCGCTATCGTCAAGTTTGGGTTCATTCATTCTGCGCTTAACGGTGAGGAGGACAAGATATCCGATGAGGTCCCACACCACGTCCTCATCTTCATGGGCGTTGCCCTGAATAATTCTGTTGAGTTTGTCGTCGATACGGGCAAGGATTTGTACCTCGGGGCTGGCCTTGCAGAATATCTGCATGGGCTCGAGGGCGCTGTTGCCGTACTTGCGATTCTTCTCAATCAGAAACCTTTCAATTTCCCGACAGGTAGATTTGATTGTGCTTTCCGTTTTTTCGAATGACGTCTTTGAGCTCATTGAGAAAGGTGATTGTCTGATTGATTTGTTTGACTTGCTGAACGATGTCTCCTCTGCCCTGCCTTCCAAACCGGATGCCCGGTGGCAACTGCATGAGGCTTTCGTTTATCAGTTCGAGGGCAACGTAATACTGCCAACGATACATACTGCTTGATTGTAGGTAAACGCTATGTTGCTTGGTGGTGTTGATGACCGTGCTTCGGTCACACCCAAACAAGGTGGCAATGTCTACGGTATGGACGACAGATTGCAGAGCGTTGACCAAAGCGGCCTTGAGCTCAACCATTTCGCGCCTACGAGTACCATCGTATTTCATTGAGACGCGTTCTTCGTACCTGTCTTTCAGGCGATTCAGATAGCTGTGAATATCCATGGGGAGAGAAGAGAAAGGGGGAACCAACCGTTGTCAGCTCCCCCCACCTATGTTGAACCAAATTACTGCATCAGCCGCAGTGACCTAATCAAAAGGGCAGGTCGTCGGTCTGTTTCGCCGTGGACTTGGCTGGCTGGCTGTCGGCACTGCGTGGGTCCCACACTGCGCAGAACGAGCGGCCTTGGTTGCCCTTCTCCTTGTCCTTAAACACCACGAGGTCAAGGTAGATGTTACCCTTCTCGGTGGCGAATGTCTTCAGTTGTTCGAGGTCCTCAAGTGTCAGCTTGAGTTTCCCGGTGATACGGGGCATCTCAAGATACCCCACATAGTTGCCTTGCTTTTTTTCGCTCATGGAACTTGGATTTAAATAATGTGTACTCAGTTCGGAATCGTTTCAGTTTAATCTTTAGTTCCGACCAGTCCCGAAGGTAGCGGATTCTGTTCTCGTCAACGCCGTTTGCTACCCACAAAACCTCTTGACTTATCAACGCCTCTTCGTTGGCAAGACGGCACACTATCATCTGTTGTTCCAGTGTGAGGGCCCGGCCATATGTGTCGTGCGCGAGCTCTTTCAGTATTACGTCGTTCATATCCTGTCGAAGATGTAGTAGGTGTTGCAGTCCTTCTCGTCGAGGTACTTCTGAATGAGCTGTACCGCACGATTGAACTTTGCCCGTCCAGTTTCGAGCGTCTCTTCAGTTGCTTCAAAGACACCAATCGGATAGGGGTAGTTCTTTTCTTGCGCCACCCAGTAGAACGTATCAATGCCCAGTACCTGCGTATAGATGTGAGCTTGGATATCATAGTCAAAACTCCGGACATCGTATCGAAACTTCATAAGGTCACGGGCACTCTTCAGGTCCGTGATGTAGTTGCCACCGAGGCAATCAAGGAATCCACGCACCGGAACACCATCAAGGTCTGTGTTGAATTCGTGCTGGTAGTCACCCTGAAGGTATCCCTCCAGTACTCCGGTATCCTTGAGGCGCTGAATCATTTCCTCTGCCTTGGTGACGTCCTCTTGGGATATCATCTCCATACCTTTCTCTGCCACCTCTTCTTCGTAATCCTTCAGCCAGTTCTTGTACTTGCTGGTCATGCGAGGTGAGGTGATGGTCGGACGCTCGGTTACGATTGCCTCGACAATCTCGCTGTCATCAAGGATGAAGTATCGCTTGTCAAACTCATCGGGGGTGAACAACATACAGTCATACATCCCGCCGAAGGTGAAGGCCGCAGACTCTTTCTTGAGCTGGCCTTTCATGTACATCTCCCACAGACGCATGTCCTTGAGAGCGTACTTGATGGAGCTGTACGACAGGTAGCCCTTGCCTACCTTGTCGATGAGCTTTAGCGAGAAGTCCATTACGCGTCGATTCGTTCGGCAATCTTGCCAATGGACAGGAGCTTGTTGAACTGAGTCGGGGTGAACTCGGACTTCGCCCGCGCCTCAATCTTCTTCCAAGCCTCGGCTTTGTTCTCTTGCTTACTCAACCACTCGAAAGTCTGGTCGAACTTCTCCTTACGGGACGGCTCGGCCTTCGCCTTCGGGGCTTCGTCCTTGCCGTGCGTGTTCGTTCCGTCGCTGTCTTTCGTGTCGTCGATACAGAACATACCATTCAAGGAATACTTGCGGGCGTAGCTGGATGCAGTGCCTGTAATCTGACTCCCATCCATACCTTTCTTAGTCTCTTCCTCTCGTGCGTATGCAGTCGTGTGAACCTCGACCTCTCCATCGCCGACAGAACAGGTGGCCTTGACGTATACCCGGCCTCCAACTTCAACCACCTCATCGGACAGCGTAAGGAACAGCCCATGTTTTTTTAAGTGGGGCTTGAGGGATTCGAGGATGTCTTCGCAACTGCGGTACTTGTACTTGCCGAAGCTGTTGTACTGACCCTTGGGTGCTTTCAGTCCGACTTGCACGGCCTGTAGCTTCTTAGTGAATTCCATTTGTTTACTCATAGGTGTTTAATTTTGGGACAAGTTCGGGGTTGCGGCGGACAACTTCCACCACAGGAACCCCCAACTTATCCACGGTTCAAGGTTAAACCTTACTCAGCTCCTCTTTGATGAAGCCGTAATTGTCGCAATCACGCAACAGATTTTTCATGCGCTCGGTGTACTCGTCAGTGCTGATGCTACCATACTTGAAGTCACTGACCAGCTTACACCACCGGTCAAACATTCGGACCTTGTCTTCAATCGTCAGCTCCTGACGTTGAGTCATCTGTTCCGCTTCCTGCGTGATGTTCATTGCTGAGAATTTCTTGTACATATATCGGTGTCTTTGCATCCGCCCGTTTGTAAGCAAGGTCCCACGAGGGGGTTGCCAGTTCTCTACCCTTGTGGTAGTAGAAGTACATCTTCGACATAGCGTCAGAAGATAGGGCAGATAGTGATTATGTTAAACGCACTCGATGCCGTTGTTCAGTTCGTTCTGATAGTCCTCCGGCAGTTCGCTGAAGATGACATCCCTCTTCCCTTCGTGCTCGAAGAGCAGGTGCTTCCAGTCGTGACCTCGGTGAATCTCCCACAGCTCATCACGATACATGAACTCCCACACGCACTCGTTGATGATGTACTCCTCGGTCATGTAGAATAGTCGGGCCGAGGTGTACCCGCCTCGTGCGTCGCACCCATTGTGAATCTGTAGTACGAGGTACGGGTCGCCATCGATGCGGACGAAACTGCCTTGCAAGATTTGACACAGGTCAGACTCACCGTTGTAAGTGTTAAAAGTTCGGATGACCTCGACACCGACAGTCTGTTCCCAATCCTCCCACAACTTGGCGGCCCTCTCGGTCACACCATATAGCTCCACCCGCTCGCACCACTGACTGTTGCCATACTTCTCTTGGTCCATGTCGACCAGCGCGTTCCACTCGTCGCACCGCTCATCGAGGAAGAGGTTGGTGCCATCGCCGGCAAGGAAGTGGAAGACACTTACCTCGCGCTCGATGTCCCACCACACCTTACCCTTGTGGTCAATGCGGGAGCAGACCTCGGACACCGGGTCGTCAGCTTCGAAGTCTTCAAGGCTCCGCTTCTGATTGCGTTCCCAGTTGCGGCCATATGCATCACCGCTATCAAGGATGTGCTTGCCCGTGCCTTCGGTCAGCATCTTGTACACGAGCCTCTTCAAATCAATCATTGCTCTCTTCAGTTTCAGGTTGGACAAAGTCAACGTACAGGCCAAGCATACTGCCAGTAGGTCGGAACATGTAGCTATCTCCGTAGCTGACGGTGACTCCCTTGAGCCCGGTGAGGTTGGACACGGCCTTGGCCCTGCGCATAATCATGGTCTGAGTACAGCCGGGTGGTAGCTCGATGGTGTATCGTTCCACCCGTGAGCCGTTAGCCGCGACCTGTTGACCATCATGGATGAGGTCAGTCACTGTGACTTCATAGATTTCTCTCTTCATGGCTCACTTGTTTCGGAAGTACACAGACAGGATGTCGTCGAAGCTATCGAGCTGGACGGGCTCAGTCAGATTGATACGGGTGTCACCCTCTTGGGCAAAGACGGTCGCTTCCATGTAGCCCTGCTTGGATACAGGCTGTCGCCCGACCTTGCGCATGGGGTCAACAGATTTGAAGATGACTTCGACGAACACCTTGGGCTTGACCTCGAAGGTCATGGATGCCTTGGTGTCGGTGGTGGTGGAACCGCTAACGGTTACGATGGTTTGCATTTTGTCTGCCATGTCTATTAAATTTTTGGGGTTATGAATATGACGAGGACGAATCAGTTTTAGTGTGTCCTTCAGTGTTTTTAACATTTGATTGGGCTTCATGCTGGATGACTTTCTGTTTGTGGTTTGCTATCATTTGGCTCACCATGGCGGCAAGCTCTTTGTTCTCAGGCTCATCCAAAAGCTCATTGGCTTTCTCTAAGATGTGAGCCCACGATTCTTCGAGGTGCTTCTTCGTAATCATGGCTGGAGCTTTGAGTCTCTGTATTCTTTTGCCCTCTTGCTTACTTGTTCTGCGGTGAGTGGAAGTTCGAGGGCTGTCTCTCCCTGCTCACCCATCATGGTGATGACGACCGCAACGTCCCCATCGCTTTCTTTTGCGGCGCAGACGTATCCACGCTCTCGAAAGAACTTCACGCAGTCTTGTACTTCGAATTTATTCTTCATGCTCTTCTGTTTCGATGGGGCTATTGGCAGGGGAGTAGAGCTGGATGAACAACTTGAAGATGTATATCTGGTTCTCATCCATCCTATCGAATTGCTTCTTTAGGAACTCCACCTCTTTCTGTAGTTTGGTGATGGCTATCCGATTCAGGAAGATTTCCTCCACCTCTTTCTCCAGTCTTTCTATTCGCTCGGTCTTTTTCATTGCTCTATTTCTTTGCCGTCCCACATGATGAGGGAGTGCTCGGCGGAGAGGGCGATAGCCCTTGCCTCTTGCAGGTTAAACGTGTGCCGCACTTCATCAGGCTGTTCGCCTCCGTGGTAGAGCTCAACGACGAACGGGATGTTCTTCGCTACTGCGGTGAGGGACTTGGCTACATCACGAAGGACGTTGACGTCCAACTCAGCTACCACCTCTTTCATCTTCTTACTCATTGCTTTCGGGGTTTTAATCATACACGTCTTCGCTGTTCATAGTCCTATACGGGGCTCCGAACATCGAGGGGTCGCAGTTCTCAAGAGGGACGTTGTCCATCCGGTCGATGTGATTTTGCAGAGCCTCGCGCAAGTCGGAGTAGCTCAGGTCGCTGGCCTCCGGGCAGTTGTGCAGGGCCTCGAAGTGTAGGGTGAAGACTGAGTTGAAGCACTTCAGTTTCTTGACCTCGTGCCTGACATAGGACTCGATGCAGTCGCCCTCGCTACGATTGTCGTCGTTCCAACGGGACTCAACGAACTTGTCATAGTGCTCGGCGGCATAGTCCCAGTGCAGGTCTGTTGCGCCCTTATGGATTCCGCAGTGGAACTCAATGGCATTCGCCATCATATAAATGCTATACGCTTTCATGACTGGTTGTCTTTGTCGAGCCCCTTAATGAACTCGTTGAGTGCTTCACGGAGCTGGGGGAACTCGTTCTCCATCAGGTGCGAGACCGAGGGCTGACCAAGGTTGATGATGCCCTCCGCACGCTCCGACTCGATGCGCTTGCGGTCTTGTTCGAGGGCGGCCTCCTTGTTCTGCTCCCAAAGGTCGAGACCCTTGGAGAGACAGTCGAGGATGACCATGCCCATGTAGTCGAACCGCTCGGTCTCCAGCTTGAGCAACATACCAGTGAAGTATGTGCTCGCCATCTTGTCGATGACCTTCTGTTCTGTTCTCTTGTTGACGTTGTATTCCATGACGTGGGGGTTTGCAATGATTACGTTTCGCTTGTCAGTTTTCGTCTGCCCTTAATCCTCTTTAACATCCTCCTCGAACGGGGCGCCGTACTGCTGGTACACCCGGTCGTACTCACCAGCTTGCTTGATGCACTCCGCGATGCGCTCCTTGATGTCCTCGATTTGCTTTTGGTAGCTCTCGACATGATGAATCTGCTGCTGACGTTCGCACAGGTCGTCCTTCACCTGCTTGGCCTCGGTCTCGTTGGGGAAGACAGCAACCTCTCGCAGGTATCCCTCGGCTTGCTCGATGTCGTAGGTAGCGGTGCTGAGGATATGGTCCCCCATGTTCAGGTACCTCGCATTATAGCTCGGCTCACCCGCCGCTTCGAGGCGTGCCTTCTCGTCGGCCAAGTACTTCTCATGGAGCACGCGGTACAGCGTGACCTCCGGGGCCTTGGTGATAAGCTCCACGCCATAGAACTCACAGAGCGTAGCAAACTCAGGGCTGGTGTCCGGCTCTTCCTTGCCGCTCCGCACGCGTTCGTTGCGGGAGAGCGCGTTGTCTTTGAGGTGCCGGGCGTAAGCAGTCTCCAAGCGAGCACAAACTTCCCGGAGTTTGCTCACGAAGATGATGCCATGCCACCCATCATCCTCAAGCACTTGGAGGTGATACCCGCTGGCATACCCGTCTTCCTTGATGACGCGCAGGGTCGGGTTGTTGTGCGTCTTAGGAATCTCAATGGATATGTTGAGCATGGCGCGAGCAGGAGCCGTGAGCCGGTACTCGCCATCCTCTCTGACGAGGAAGTCGGCACGCCGGAGCTCGTGTTGCAGACGGTCTGCTGACTTGCATGCCGCCCCCATGACGTCGCCCATGAAGCCTTCACATGAAGCCTTGATGTGGTACTCACGGAGCTTTTCCGTGGAGGTCTGCCACTCCTCGTCCCGCCAGTAGGTTCGACCTGTCTCGGTACCAGTGAAGTTGTCGTAGATGCGGAGGAAGTGGAGCGAGTACTCAAGAGTCCACCCAAATCCACAGAGGTGGTTGATGTCATCCTCCATAGCGGCGACGTTACGCAGGTAGTGCGTGAGCAGACGCGAGTTGCCCCAGCGTTCGAGGGTTTCCGGGTCGCCGTAGTCATCCACGTCGGCGTACTCGGCGAGGTCACGCATCTGTTGGATGAACTCCTTGGAGTACACGTTGTCTAACTCGGCTCGAATCTCAGCCATGATGAGGGCCCGACGCTTGTTCATGCCACCCGTCACGCATTGGTATACAGGGTGGGCGTACTTCTTGGCGAGCTTATCTCCGATGGTAGCGGCGATGCTACAGCTCAGGCCGGAGATGGTCCTGTAGGAGCCCATGCCTACAAGGGACAGCCCTTGGATACCTTGAGCCACCTTGGTAGCGAGGTTGGTGAGCTGGGTCTTCTGCTCGTCGGTCAGCTCGTAGCGGAACTGATATGGGGTGTGTGGAATATTCATGTCTATTCTATTTGTGGGGTTCTACTCTAATGACGCAGGAGACGTGGTTTTATTATGCTGTTAACAGCCTTTAACAAGTGGTGGATGTGGGGGAGACCCTCTCCCAAAAGCCTCCCCCTCCCCACTCAGATGGACTCCGCCATCGCCTTAGCTCGCTTGAGCTGATTGATAATTTTCTTCGGTACGATGAACGTGCCAATCTTGAATCGCCCGGTGTACTCACACGGAACAAACTCGCCGTCCTTGAGGCAGGTGTAGTCGAGGTCATATGGCGGGGTACTGCCTGTCCGCTTCAGCTCAATGTCCTCGACCTTCGGGTCGGCGAGAGCCTCGGCAAGGTCCTCTGGTGCGCTTCGTCCGATGTCTGTATCGAGCAGGTCCTCCGTCCCGTCCTTGTACCACACCAGCCATTCGAACAGGGGCTGGCGTTCTTTCCGTTCGGCGGCACGCTTGGCCTTGGCCTGTGCCTCCTTCTCCATCCGGTCACGCTCCATGAGTTCGACTCGGATGTTGAAGAGCTGGGACTCAAGGTCCTTCTTCGATTGCTTTGCGATGGGCTTGGTGCCATCGAGGTATGTGTCGGCGGTAGCCGCCTTGTTCTTGCTGAGATTAATCATAGCGTGGGGGATTGAGTGGGTTAGTCTTCGTCTTCGTCTTCGTCGATTTCATGACGTGGGGGTTACTTCTTCGTTGAGCTGTTGACAGCACTCGGCAATGGTGTGTTCGTGGATGGTGCCGCACTCAAGGTGCTGGTTGATGTAGCCTTGCTTGAGGTAGACCCATACGCCATCTCCGTATCCACGCTCATCGGAAACCGAATCAACACGAGGGTCTTTCAAGATGTCGTTGTATGTCCTTGCCTTCTTGTATGCCATGGGAGTGTGGGGTTTGGGGTTATCCGTTGGGGATGAACTTGTCGCACAGCTCACAGAACTTGGCGTGTACCTCGTCGGTGAGGACGTTCTCCTCGCTGGAGTTGATGAGCCGGAGGAAGGACCGAACTTCTTTCTCGTTCTTCTCCAAGCGGGTGACTTCACCCTTGTACTGCTCGTTCATTCTAATCAGTATGTCTTTGCTTGCATCCATGTCTTTTCTATTGTGGGGTTCTACTATTAAGACGTAACTATTCGTGGTTTTATTGTGGCGTTAACATCTTTTTGCATTTCGTTCAGATGGGATAGGACAACTGGGTGCAGAGGTATACCAGCCTCTGATTCGTAGTGTGCATTTGCTTTGGGATGACCATCCTGAATCGCATGGGTGTTAACCACGTTGATGTCAGTCTCGTCTGCTTCACACGGGGCACAACCCTTGCTGGAGAAGCTCACCCATCAACAGGTAGGTTTGTTGATAGTCTACGAAACCTGCTTCCAGCTTGCCCACCTCAAGGCTGACACATTCGTCAGGCTCGAAGCT